CTTCTCGCGATAGTTCCGCAGTCGATTCGGCATTCATCGAATCCTTGAATCGAAGTCAGAATCCGCTGTCGAGAAAATTCTGCACGGTTGTCTGCCGGAAACTATCCAGCCGAACCTGGGCAGTTACATAAAAAATGTAAACCCCACGCCGCTTGCAGGCGGCGCAGGGGCCGGGACTATTGACCTTGCTGAGGAGCGGGTCGGTAACCATTATCGCCCTTTGCGGCCGAAAAGAAAAGACCGCCTCTCGTTTCCCGAACGGATTCGTCAATCCACGGGCGTCAACGTTCTTGTGCGCTCTCGATCACGGTCGCGGTCGCGGCGGTGGTGGTGCTATCTAGACACATTGCGCAGCCTTGGCCTCGATGGATGCTCGACGTACCGCCTCATTGTCGGAGGCGAGCGATGAAGGACCCTTCGAAACACAAACGAGAGAAGAATGCTAGGCGCGAACAGCCCGTGGCGTCTAATGTCAACTTCGAGCAAGCGGCACATCAGGCGCCCGAAGAACCCGACCCTGATGTGGCGCTCGATTTTTTCGAAAAGTTTTTCGGTGATTCTCCGCGGCAACTGACAGCGATCAAAAAGAAGACACCGACCACCAAGGAACACATCGTTACCCGCACATTCAACGCGCCCGACCGCGCCGGTCCGACCGAGTTTGGTCACAAGTACCAAGCGCAAGGCTATGAAATATACTTCACGATAAATCGGATCAAGGCCGGCGCCGAGAACAAGAAGCCGACCAAGAATGACATGGCGGCCGCGCAATATCTTTGGGGCGATCACGATCCGCCAAAGGGCCTCGCCACCGCAGTGCTCGACACGTGGCGCGCGGCCACTCGCGAATTGATCACCACCAAGCGCCCGCCGAGTTTGCCGGCCAAGGCGACGTGGATCATTGATAGCGGTCGCGGCTATTGGGAGTTCTACAGCCTCGCCGAGGCGGCGCCAGTTGACGGCACGGTGGACAAGCTCGACACCAACGGCGTGGCGATCCTCGACAAAAAGACCGGCAAGCCGATTCAGGTCAACGGCCCCCAGACTGATCTTGTGGAAAGCTACGGCCGCGGCATTGAACAGGCCTACAGCCCCCCGCTCGACCACTGCCGCAATATAGATCGGGTCGGGCGCTGCCCAGGTTGGATCAATCTCAAAACCGGGCGCCGCGCTCGCGTCGTCGAGTACAACCCCGACGCCGTTTACAAGTTGGAAGATTTCCCGCGGGTGGTCGAGAAGGCCAAGGCCAAAACCGAGCAGCCCAAAGCGGAATCGTCCGGGCCGATGACGCTCGACAACCCTGAAGTCAGCGGGCGTGTCCGAGGCAGTGATCGCCCTCATCGTGACCGGCGAGCTGCCCGCATCCAGCGACTTAAAGCCGGGCCAAGGCCACTGGAAAGTCGTCGCCGAATTGATGCGAGCCGGTTTCACCACGGCCGCCGAGATCAAGGCCGCCTATCGATTGGGCAAGATCGCCGATGCCGCCGAGTTATCGCCGCGGGGCTTCGACGGCTATCTCGACCGAATCATCGCTAAGGTCTTCGACTTCGCGGTGGATCCGAAGCTCGCCGAAATGAACGAGAAACACCATGTCGTGCTGCACGGCGGGCGCTCGAAAATTCTGACGTGGGAAGACGACGAAATCGATCCAGGCCGTTTGGTCCCCGCATATCAGTCGCCAGCCGATTGGAAGTTTTTTCACAATAAGTACCGTCACACTTACGAAGTCACCAGACCGACGCCCAAGAAGATCACCAAAAAGGTTGGCAATTGGTGGCTGGAACAGCGCCACCGGCGCCAATATGAGGGGCTGATTTATGCGCCGGGCAACAATGCGGCCGTGATCGGCAACAAGCTGAATCTGTGGACGGGTTTTACGGTCATCCCAGCGCCGGGCGATTGCGATCTGTACCTCGCCCATCTCAAGGACAACGTGTGCCGCGGCAACGCTCGCGACTTTGCGTACCTCATTGGCTGGCAGGCGTACGCCGTCCAACATCCCCAACGCATCGGCGAAACCAGTTGGGTGATGCGGGGAAAAAAGGGAGTTGGCAAAAATGTGGCCGCCGAAGAGTTCGGAAAATTGTTCGGCCAGCACTTCTTGATAGTGCTCGACGCAAAACACTTCGCCGGCCACTTCAATTTCCACTTGCAGCATTGTTCTGTATTGCTGGCGGACGAATGTCTTTTCGCCGGCAACCCGCAACACGAAAACATTGCAAAAGGTCTGATCACCGGCAGCACACTTTTCATCGAACCAAAAGGTATCAACGGCTACTCGTGCAGGAATTTTTTGCACGTGATTCTGTGCACCAACTCAGCGTGGGCAGTGCCAGCGACCTCGGACGAACGGCGGTGGTTCGTTCTCGACGTGGGCGAGGATCACCGAGAGCACTTCGAATATTTCCGAGCCATCCGACATCAAATGGACAACGGCGGGCGTGCCGCCCTGTTGCACTACCTCAAGAACCTCGACCTCACCCAACACATGGTTGGCGACAAGGTCTTCGAGGTCCGCGATCCGCCAAAAACCGACGCCCTTCGAGCCCAGCAGGCGCGCACTCGCCGCGGAGTGGATCTCCTTGTCGAGAGCTGGCTGCACGAACGGGTATTGCCATTCTCCATGGACGACAGACCGAACGTGATCCTGACAAGCGGCGACAATACGTTCGACAATTGGGTGGCGACCAAGGCGCCGATCGACCTCAAAATGCTCGGGCCGATCAAGATCAAGAACGAGTTGCGAAGGGACTGGGGGACCAAGGCGTGGGACGGTCGCTCCGGTGGCCTGCACTTCGCCGGTATCGAGGTCCCGGCGCCGGACGTGCTGCGGGCGCTATTCGTCGCCAAGCATGGACCTCAGGACTGGCACGCTGGCGAGTTCTCGGCTTGGGGATCGGTAGTCAAAAAGGTCCTCATAACCCGGAGAGCGTAGGCGCAAGTGTCGGCGGTTGTCGGCGGTTGTCGGAGGTAGGGCAATTCGAGTTAGCGCTGCGGCAGTAGCATTGTCGGCATTGTCGGCGATGTCGGGGCTTTTTTGGCGAAGTCCTACAGACAGCGGTTGCCGCCCCCCCAGGTGGGCAGGCCCCCCCATGCTGCCCTCCTTTCTAATATTCTATCTAAAAAAATCCTCCGACAATGCCGACAGTGCCGACAAGTGCCATTTTATAAGGGTCAAAGTGTCGGCGGTTGTCGGAGGTGTCGGCGGTTTGCCCCTTTGGGCTATTTGATCCCCCCTGGGACCGCCCAGGGGGCGCGGTTGAAGGATCGCCTGCATGAGAGCGCGCCCCCTCGCGCGCGTTGGGCTTCCAGCGGATTTTTCCCGGCAGGCACTTCGGAGCCCATTTCTGGCCGCCATAAGCACTTATGTTATTTATAAAACGACATAGGCAGTAAGCAATTGTATTTGCTGGTATTTACTTACTACACCCTCTGATTTATACTTAGGGGATGGAAACAAAGATACCCTCGAATAGCGCCACCGTCGCCTCAATGCCGGCGTCGTCTCGGAGCGCCAAAACGAACGGTCGTCGCTTGTTCGTCGATGGCGGCCTGTGGCCGCACTGTTTGCCCTGCCCCATGACGCCGGAGCAGCGCGCGATCTATCGGTGGTGCCCCGGCCCAGCCGCCGACCGTGACTGTGCCGCGATAGTGTGAGGTTTTTGCATTGTATAAACAACTTCGAAACCTGAAAGTTGAACAGGTGCCGATTGGCAAGCTGACGCCGTACGCGAAGAATGCACGCACGCATTCGGACGAGCAGATCAAGGTCATCGCGTCATCGATTGAGCATTTCGGGTGGACCAACCCGATCCTGTGCGGCAAGGGCGGAGATGTGATTGCCGGGCACGGACGAATTCTTGGGGCTAAACTCCTTGCCATGACCAAGGTCCCGGTGATCCGTATCGCCGATATGACCGATGACGAGCGGCGGGCCTATATCATCGCGGACAATCAGACCGCACTTCGCGCCGGGTGGGACCCCGAGATCTTGCGCCTCGAACTTGGCGAGCTCGCCGCCAACGGCTTCGACCTGTCTCCGATAGGTTTCGACCCGGTGGAGTTGCCATCGCTGCTGGGACCTCAGGAAGGGCTGACTGATCCCGACGAAGTTCCCGAGGCGCGGGAGAATCCGGTCACGCGCAAGGACGATCTGTGGTCGCTCGGCGCTCACCGCATCCTATGCGGTGACTCCACGAAGCCAGGAAACGTCGAGCGCGTCCTCGCTGGCGTGAAGCCGCACCTGATGGTGACCGACCCGCCGTATGGGGTCGAGTATGACGCGAGCTGGAGGAATGACGCAGCGGCGAAGGGACTCATCGGCCAAAAGAAATCCACGCGGGCGATTGGCAAAGTCACTAACGATCATCGAGCCGACTGGCGCGAAGCTTACGCATTGTTTCCCGGCGACGTGGCCTACGTCTGGCATGCTGGGAATAAGGCCCACATCGTCGCGGAAAGTCTGATTGCTACAGGGTTTGCAATTAGAGCGCAGATCATTTGGGCGAAGAACAATATGGTCATTTCCCGTGGCCATTATCATCCGCAGCACGAGCCGTTGTTTTATGCCGTGAAGGACAAGGGGACCGACCACTGGTCCGGCGACCGCACGCAGACGACCCTCTGGCAAATCGATAAAAACATGAAGTCGGAGACTGGCCACTCGACCCAAAAGCCCGTCGAATGCATGAAGCGCCCGATCGAGAACAACTCATCCAGGGCAGGCGGTTTATGATCCGTTCGTTGGCTCGGGCACCACGATCATCGCCGCCGAGATGGCCGGCCGATGCTGCTACGCGATCGAGATTGATCCGGCTTATATTGATCTCGGAATTATTCGTTGGCAAAACTTCTCCGGAGAGAAAGCCGTGCTCGATGGCGATGGCCGCACGTTCGATGAAATTGCGGTAAAGCGGATCGCTGCTTGAATGAAAAAGAAAATAACCAACAAGGGCGGCCGTCCTCGCTATGAACCGAACGAGAAGGATCGCCGGATCGTCGAGAGCATGATCGCCTACGGGGTCACGACTCAGGAAGTAGCGCGAGTGATCGGGATCAGTCCACATACCATGTATAAATACTTCAGGGACGAGCTCGAAACATCCGCGGTCAAGGCCAACTCCAAGGTGGCCGAGACCGCCTATGCGATGGCAGTGAGCGGCAAGTGTCCGGCTGCGACATTCTTCTGGCTCAAATGCCGGGCACAGTGGCGCGAGACGACGCATCTTGAGCATACGGGATTTGATGGAAATCCAATCACCATGATCCACAGCAACATGACCGACCAGGAGGCTTCGGCCGCCTATGCTCAGTTGCGCTCACGTGATGAAGTCTTTTTGCGGCGCCCGAAAAATAATTGAGATCACGCCCGAGATGATTGCTGCGGCACCAGCATGCCAATGGTGGGCGATGCCGGGCGCCGACCACAGCGCAGCGCGACGTGAAGCGGGCGCGCATCGTATTGCTGGCGGCTGCGGGTCGCAGTACCCGTTCGATCGCCGCGGACGTGGGCGTTCAAGCGGCAAGAAATAGCGATAAGTTGTAAAAACTGGTACTCGACTCTGCGGACAGTGTCCGATCTTCGTGCGCATCGCGGCCACACGAATGATAGCTCGGTACGCGCATTCGCCGTCAAGACCCGCGCCTTCGGCGCGCCGCTGCGCGGCTTTGGGTCTTGACCGCTCAGCGCGACCGAGCAAGCAAGCCGACCGTGCCGTCGATGCGAACTTCTGACGCTCAAGTAGATGAAAGCAAACGTTCGCCCGACAATGTCCGACAGGACGAGTGTTGGTTTTCGCACCTAATCCGCGGCGGCTGTGGATCGAACCTTGAGTCCTCCAATTGAATCGTTATTCGCGCCGTGAGCCGCCCGGGCCTGTACCCGTGGCCCGCGGCCGTCACGCGCCTTCTGCCAGCTAAACCCTGCTAAATAGGCCCAGACCCTTGCCCGGCGGGAGAACAACG